GGTGTTCCTTTATTATGTCTAAAGCTAAATTTTACATATCGAACCGTTGAAGAATCGTAGTCCTTCTCTTCACTGTATAAATTCAAAGTATACGGAATCTTTTTTACTGCTTTGCCTACTTCTGCACCCTCATATCCTGTTGAAGTTGTAGTACCGCCATCCACTAATACCATAGTTTCAGGAGAAAATGTATTATCTGTAAGTTTAATATTGTATCCTATACATATGTCATCTGTTCTATTTATGGCGATTATTCTGTTTTTGACTCTAAGTATATCTTCTTTCCCTTTACTTAAATCCGGTTTAATATCTGCTTTTTCAGCAGTATCAAATATAAAAGATTCGCCTGTAATTTCATTTATAATTTCGCCCAGTGCGATATTCGCAATAGGCATACTTTCTGTAGAAGTTGTTACATCTGACATTCTTTTTACCTCCTTAATCTCTGGAATGTTTGGTATTCCAAAGCTTGTGTGTATCCATTTACTGTATTGTCTAAAACCACAGAAGTTATATTACC